CAAGACATCAGGACGCATTATTGATGAGCGTGATGACCCGCTAGGACTTGAGAACTTTTTCCCATGCGCTAAACCGCTGTATGCAACGATGACTAGCGACACGTTAGTTCCTGTTGCTGACTTTGTGCTCTATCAAGACCAAGCGCAAGAGTTAGACATCCTGACAGACCGTATTGACGGTTTAGTTAAGGCTTTGCGTATTCGTGGTGTGTACGATGCGTCACAACCTGCGCTACAGCGTCTGCTTACTGAGGGTGACAACAACACGTTGATACCTGTCGATAAGTGGATGGGCTTCTCTGAAAAGGGTGGGTTGAAGGGTTCTATAGATATTCTTCCTATTGACCAAATCTCTAACGCTTTGCTGCAATGCTATCGTGCTAGAGACGAGATTAAGGCTCAAATCTATGAAATCACAGGCATTTCGGATATTGTGCGTGGTCAAACTGCGGCAAGCGAAACGGCTACAGCCCAACAAATCAAAGGACAGTACGCAGGATTACGCTTGCGTAGTATGCAAGAAGACGTTGCGCTGTTCGCATCGGAGCTAATCCGCTTAAAAGCACAGATTATTTGCTCTAAGTTTCAACCGCAAACAATTCTTGCTTATTCCGCTGCTGAACAGATGTCAGACGCAGATAAGCAGCTTGTTCCAGAAGCGTTGATGCTTATTAAAGACAAGGTTTTACGCAATTTCCGTGTCGAAGTCGCTGCGGATAGCTTGGTTCAGATTGATGAGAACCAGAATAAGCGTGACCGTGTTGAGTTCCTGCAAGCTATGGGTGGATTCTTGTCACAAGCTCTCCCAA